ATGGGCAAGCAAGCTGCTATGGATATTATTTCCTATGGTAGAATTGGTGCTGGTAATATGACTTCTATTCTGGACATGCCAGAAGAAGATCAAGTATCTTGCTTAGAAGTAGCAGTTCAATTCTCTGGAATGATTGGTGGTGGTATTGACAAAATTCAAAAAACCTTTGCTCCTGCTATTCAAGAGCAGTTAAAAGGTGAAGGTATTGTAATGCCTAAATTCTTAAGCCATAAATATTCAGGACAGCTACATTTGAAAGAGGGAACAGAAAATGCCGAATAGTCCTGGAGCAACATGGTCAGCAAATGCTGAACGATGGGAAGAGTTGATACCTGTCATACACATGTTAGTATATGATCGGTACACTCTCGACAATAAAGATAAGGATCTTAACAGACCTGTATTGAGACAACTTGCTATTGACAACAAAGCAATGTTAGCAGATAATGCTAATGAACATTTATTCGTGGAAAAAGTGATTAAAGATTATGGCGAAACATTTCTCAATACCACTGAATACAAAACTTCCTGAAGAATTTGTAACACAATCACTTATTCCATTTCTGAAAGAATATAAGGATCATATTTACGACATATATTTCACATGTCGTATGCCTCCTTTTCAACAGGATGCGATGGGTGATGTGATTGATGGTGATGAAAGAGAAACTACATATAACGCATTGTATGTTTCTGAACAAACTGGTATCCCTCTGTCAGCAACATTTAATAATATCCAGGTAACTCCTAATCAGAGAAATCTGGATATTTTAATTGAGAATTTTAAACCATTATATGATATGGGTGTTCGTATTGCTACGATACCTCATACAACATGGTTGTTGACTGGACAGTTACAAAAAGAATTTCCAGAACTTTTTATTAAGAATACAATTCTTAGAGAAGTTACAAGAGCAAACGAAATAGTTAATCTAGCAAAGGCAGGATTCCATTATGTGAATCTTGATAGAGATTTAATGCGTGATCGTGATCAGTTAGATCGCATCATGAAAGCAAAAGCATATTGTGCTGATATAGGAAAACCAGTCAAGATATCACTCCTTGCTAATGAGTGGTGTTGGGGTGGATGTCCTATCATGCCAGAACACTACCATTACAATATGGTGAGAGATCAAAAAGACCCACAATATTTTAATGATTCTATTAGTAGAGTTTCTTGTTCTGGTTGGGATGAGAGAGATCCAGCAAATGCTTTAAAGCAAGCAACTATTCCACCTTGGAAAGAAGATTGGCAAGAGTTTATTGATCTTGGTATAGATGTATTCAAGATGCATGGTAGAGAAAATGCCATGCGTTTAATGGAGTCTATGGATATTATTAAAAGATGGGCTGCTGATGAAGAATTATTATATCCTCAATTTGATCAGTATATTGAAGATACTACATTAGAAGAGAAACCTATTGATATATGGAGAACTAAGATCAAGACTTGTAAGTTTGATTGTTGGGATTGTAATTACTGTGATTCTGTTGTTCACTCTAGAATGAAAAAAGGTGAAAGAACAATGGATCCTGATATTAAATTAGTGTTGGATTCTATTGAAAAGGCAGGAAGAAAAGAAAGTAATTTTGTAGAAGAAGGATATGATATACCAGGACTGTCATCTAATATCGTAAGACATTTCTTGAATAACTTATGTTCTAAAGAAGATGCAGTATATCTAGAATTGGGTGTACATGCTGGTAGTACCTTTGTTGCTGCTACTATGAATAATGATCTTACAGCATTCTGTGTTGACGATTATTCAGAATCTAATATTGCACCTTTCCGTGAGAAGGATGCATGGGATGCAGGTAATAAAGTTATAGGACATGAAGGATATAAAGTAGATAATCCAAAGAATACTTTACTTAGATCATTAAAACCAAATCAAATATTTTTACCATTAACTATTCAGAAATTATCTGAGAGTCATTTTAATGGTAAGAAATGTAATGTCATATTCTATGATGCTGATCATGATGCACAACAACAATATGATAACTTAACATACCTCTATACAATTATGGACGATCAGTTTATAATAGTAATAGATGATGCTAATTTTATGGGTGTTGTAGAGTCAGCAAATATTTGGATTAAAGAGAATGATATCAAAGTCTTATTTGATAGAAAAATTCTTTCCTCTGTTCCAGAAGATCCTAATGGTTGGTGGAATGGTGTTCACATTATGGTTTGTAAAAAATGAATTGTTTCAGACATAGTTATCTAATTGTACATTTAGATGACGACTTTTTCCCACAGTTAGAAAAAGCAATTGAAAAGTATGATGATTATGAGAGATGTAAGACTGAGCAATGGGATGGAGAAAGATATAATAGTGAAGATCATCCAGATAGAGAATCAAAGTCTTGTTGGATAGATGATGATGCTGTATATCCAATGGTAGATGGATTAGTTAGATTTGCTAATTCAAAAGCAGAATGGAATTTTGATATTGATTTTATTGAACCACTTCAGAATACATTGTATGATAAAGGAGATTTCTACGATTGGCATATTGATGAATCAAATTGGTCTCCTGGTAAAAGACAAAATGGTAGGGTGAGAAAGATTAGTTTTACTGTCTTATTGAATGATGAATTTGAAGGAGGAGAGTTTGAGATTTTTACAAATGAAAAACATATAGTAGAATTAAAAAAGAAAGACATCATACTATTTCATGCTGATACACCACACAGAGTGAGAGAAGTCACTTCTGGTGTTAGGAAATCATTAGTAGGATGGACGCAAGGGCCAGCATACAAATGACTTTCATAAAAGAATATCAATTGAAAGACCTCAGTATCTGTGATAGTCTCATAGATCTATTTTGGAAAGCTGATAAGAATGAACTTACATATGCTGGTAGAGTTGGTGGAGGAAGTATTATACCTGATATAAAGAAGAGTAAAGACTTTATGTTAGGTGAAGGAGGTAGTCTTGGTAGACCCGATGATTTTAAATACGATAAGTATGCAGATGAATTGGATGGATTTATTGCTTCGTATCTTAAGGATTTGAAAATAGAGAATCAAGAGTTTACAATGAAACATCTACCACAGATTCAATACTATAAACCTGGAGATGGTTTTTATACATGGCATGTAGATGCTTCTGGTTTAGATGGATGTGATAGAGCATTTGTGTTTATTACATATCTAAATGATGTTCCTAATGGTGGTACAGAATTCTATTATCAAGACTATACTGTTAGAGCATTAAAAGGTAATACAGTTTTATTTCCTGCTGGATTAACTCATAAGCACAGAGGACAGATATCTGAGGAACATGAGAAATATATTATTACAGGATGGTTATGGTGGGCAGCATGAATAGACCAATAGTAATACATAATGTTTTGCCAAGAAATGAAATAGATGCATTATATCCTTACTTTGATCGTAAGGCTCCTGCTATCAATTGTCTTGCAACATGGACGTATAACAATGCATCTTATGGAAAAGGTGATCCTATATCATGGCAGCATCCATTAAGAACAGATCTAATTTTTGAGAAGTGTGCTACTACAGTTAAATTGAAGATGATGAAACATCTTAGAAGACCATTGAAATTATGTAAGATACATGTTAATGGTCAAACTGCTGGACAGAACACAGTATTCCATAGAGATTTTCAGGAAGATGATGTGTGGACATTTATCTATTTCAATCAACACTATTGGAATATAGAATGGGGTGGTGAGTTTGTTGCTCAGAGTCCTGATGGTGTCTATCATTACACACCATACATGCCAAATACAGGTGCATTCATTCCTTCTAATTGGGAACACAAAGGACATCCTCCTAATGATTTAATTGGGAATGATATAAGAACAACCATTGCATTTTCATTTTGTGATCCTAAGATCCATGCTCAAATAATAAGTCAGACAACTAGAAAATGGTACTAGGTATTAAAGAATATCCATGTCAGATAGATCATGAAGAGTTAGATACTCTGATAGATTTTATTGATGGTATAAAGTATCAAGATAATCCTATTGTTGCTAAGACAGAAGATAATTTTTTAGATTTTGAACTTTCAGTATTTAAAAAATTAAAATGGTCATTCTATGATTCATGTTCTAGATATTGGGATATGGATGCATTTGATTACAAAGTAAATTCTTGGGTGTATGTTGATTGGAAAGGTAATCCAAAAGAACCTTACATGCACGCTCACAATAGTGAGAACCCATATACTTTATCTGGTATAATGTTCTTACGATTTACTAAATCATCTGGAACTACAATGTTTCCATT